AGATGTTAATGATGTATTAGAAGCATATATATCTACAACTGCAGCCGCAAGTGATAGTTCATCTACAAATGACATTGCATTAACAAAGATTGATAGATCTGCATATGCTGCTTTACCAAATAAATTAGCAACTGGACAACCTTCACAATATTATGTGAACAGACAAACTACACCTACGATTAGTTTATACTTAGCGCCAGATGCAGTAACTTATACAACTTTAAAATATTATACAATTAATAGATTAGAAGATGCAGGTGCATTTACAAATACTGCAGATGTTGCTTATAGATTTTTACCATGCATGTGTGCAGGATTAGCTTATTATTTATCTCAAAAGAAAGCACCAGATAGAATACAAGTTTTAAAACAATTATATGAGGATGAATTACTAAGAGCTCTAAATGAAGATGGCTCTAGAACTTCTGTTTACATTTCACCACAAACTTATTTTGGAGATGGTGTCTAATGTCTTACGCAAGAGGTAAAAGATCACAAGCTATATCTGATAGAAGTGGACAAGCTTTTCCATATACAGAAATGGTAAAAGAATGGAATGGTTCTTTAGTTCATATATCTGAGTATGAACCAAAGCATCCACAATTGGATCCACCTTATCACAAAGCAGATGCGATAGCTTTAAAAAATACAAGATCACAAAGATTTCAACAACCTACTTTAATAGCAGGTTTATTTGCAGACTCTGGTGGAATTTCAGTCGGTGTTGCAGACTTAACTTTACCTGGCGACTTTGCTTTTTCAAATCAAGGGACTTCAGAAATGATTCCTGCAGATCCATCATTACAAAATAGAAGAAGACAATTATCTATTCAACTTAGATCAGTAACCGTGGAGATATCATAATGGCTATTACTCATGCAGCTTTTTTAACTCAAGTTAGGAACTACACAGAAGTTGATAGTAATGTTTTAACCGATGCTATCATTCAAGATTTTATACGATCGGTTGAACTCGATGTTGCAGGTAAAGTTGATTATGATGATTTAAGAAAATACTCTACATCAACATTCACAGCCGGTAATCGATATGTTGTACTACCTGCTGATCTTACAATCATGAGATCAGTTCAAGCAATCAACGGAAGTGATAGAAGTTTTTTAGAGAAAAGAGATACAAGTTTTATATCTGAATATAATAACGGAGGAGCAACTGGTTTACCTAAATATTGGGCAAATTGGGATGAGAATAATATTCTTGTAGCTCCTACACCAGATTCTGCATACACTGTACAAATTAACTATATTACAGATCCACCAGAATTTACATCAACTAACAATACATTCCTTTCAACATACCAAGAATCAATGTTATTGCACGGTGTATTAACTGAGGCTTTTTCTTACCTAAAAGGACCCATGGATATGTACAACTTATATAAAAGTAAGTATAATGAAGAGATACAGAATTTTGCTCTTCAACAAATGGGAAGAAGAAGACGTGCAGAATTTGATGATGGTGTTCCTAGAGTTAAAGTAGATTCACCATCACCATAAAATTAATAAAGGAGAATAATTATGGCAATAACAACAAACGCAATTTGTAATTCATTTAAAAAACAATTATTAGCTGGTGAACATGATTTTGATTCAGCTGGAGGTGATACATTCAATTTAGCAATGTTTACTTCTGCTGCAACATTAGGTGCATCAACTACAAACTATGCTTCAGGTAATGAAGTTGCTTCATCTGGTTATAGTGCAGGTGGTAAAGCACTTGTAAACCAAGGTGTTAAAGTATCTTCAGGCGTAGCGATTACTGATTTTGCAAATTTATCTTTTACTGGAGTAACTCTTACTGCAAGAGGTGCTTTAATTTATAACACAACTACAAATGGTGGCACAGGTACAACTGATGCAGTAGCTGTTTTAGATTTTGGCGGAGATAAAACTGCAACTTCTGGAACATTTACTATACAATTCCCTGCATTCACAACTTCTGCTGCTATTCTAAGAATTAGCTAAGGAGTTAAAAAATGGCAACATCTCCCTGGGGTTCAAATACATGGGGCTTAGAAGCCTGGGGAGAAGGCGCAATTAATGAAACCGTAACCTTTGAAGGTTGGGGTGTTGATTCTTGGGGGAGTGATCCTTGGGGAGAAACCGTTCGTACAACAGATACCATAGCTACTAATATAGGCTCTGTATCAATTAGTATTGATGTACCACAAACAGTAACAGGACAACAATTACAAACAGCTATTGGTGACGAAACAGTAACTGCAGGCGCAGATGTTGATGTTACTGGAATTGAATTAACATCTAATATTGAAAGTGTAACTTTTGAAATAACAGGTAGTGTTGAACTTACAGGACAACAGTTAACAGGAACCGTTGTTACTCCAGATATTGCAGCTGGTGGTAATATCACTGTTAATGCAAGTGAAGATCAATTAGATGCATTAGTTGGTCAAGTAACAGAAGTTATTGAAGTAGGACCTAGTGTAAATGGTATTGCTGCAACATTAAGTATTAATGGAGTTACTACAACTGCAGACGCTAATATATCTTTAACCGGTATTAGTTTAACTTCAGCACTTGGTGATGAAACAGTAGACTTAAATACTCCTGTAGATGTCACTGGCATAGCTATAAATATGGCTATGGGTGAGGAAGATGCAGTTACTGATGTTGATGTATCTGTTACTGGCCAATCAATGACTATGGCTATTGATTCAGTAGATGCAGTATCTATTGCTGAGGTTACAGGACAATCATTATCTGCTAATATAGGAAGTGTTACAATTACTGCTGATGCAGATGTAAGTTTAACAGGTATTTCAATGACTTCTAGCATTGGAACACCAACGATTACCGCTTGGCAAGAAATTGATCCAGGGGTATCTAATGTATGGACTGAGGTTGATTTAGCAGCTTAATGATAGTAAAATATTAATCTAATAGGAGAATTTTTAAATGGCATCAAGTTATTCAACAGATCTTAAACTGGAGCTAATGGTAACAGGGGAAAACTCTGGTACATGGGGCGATAAAACAAATACAAACTTAAACTTAGTACAACAAGCAATCGCAGGTTATGAAGCTGTGTCTATTGCAGGCGGTGCACAAACAACTGCTTTAGCAATGACTGATGCAACTCTATCCAATGCAAGAAATGCTGTTGTTGAATTCACAGGAACAATTACAGGAAATCAAATTGTAACTATCCCAGATGGAATTGAAAAAACATATTACATTTATAATAACACAACTGGTGCATTCACTGTTCAATTTAAAACGGTAACAGGAACAGGACCAACATTTACTGCAACTGATAAAGGATACAAAATTGTTTATTCAGATGGAACCGATGTAATTGAAGTTCCAACAACTCCTGCAGATGGTTCTATTACAAGTGCTAAACTTGCAACAGATTCAGTTATCACTGCAAAAATTTCTGCAGCTCAAGTAACAACTGTAAAAATTGCTGATGATGCAATTACAAGTGCAAAAATTTCTGCATTACAAGTAACAAATCCAAAACTTGCAAATAAATCTATTACAATAAATGGTGTTGCTGCAACACTTGGTTCTTCAGTAACGATTGCTGCAGGAACAGATTGGCAAGCAGTTAAGACAACTGGTTTTACAGCAGTTGCTGGTGAAGGATATTTCGTAAACACAACTGGTGGCGCATTTACTATGACACTACCTGCAACTCCATCTATTGGTGACGAAGTTTCATTTATTGATTACGCAGGAACATTTGATACAAATACTTTTACAATTGGAAGAAATGGTGAAAACATACAAGGCTCTGCAGCCGACTTAACAGTTTCAGTGGAAAGGGCAGCCAATACTTTGGTCTATACAGATGGAACTCAAGGTTGGTTGTTAACGGCTAAGTAATATGTCCACTTATAAGAAAGAAGTTGGAACTGCGGTTCAAAACTTTGCAGGAAATTATCCAGGTGCCGCAGAAGGCCAACTATGGTACGACAGCACTAATACCAATTTCAAATACAGTTATGGAGCGACTATATCTTCTTGGTCTACGGGTGGGAATTTAAATACGGCAAGATTTGGAATAGGAGGAGCAGGCACTCAAACAGCAGCTCTAGGTTTTGCTGGGTATCCACCAAATTCAGGAGAAGCATTTACAGAGTTATATAATGGATCTTCTTGGACTGAAGTTAACGATATGGTTAGAGGTTCTAGTACTTATGACATAGCAGCAGCTGGAACTCAAACATCTGCTTTAGGTTTTGGTGGAGGAGGAGCACCACAAAGAGCACTTACAGAATCTTGGAATGGAACTAACTGGACATCTGTCAATGATTTAAATGTTGGAAGAAATAACATAGCAGGATTTGGAACAGATAATACAGCTGCTATAGCAGCAGGTGGAAATGATCCAGCAGGAAGTACTACAGCTGCAACAGAATCTTGGAATGGAACTAGTTGGACAGAAGTGAATGATTTAAATGAAGCAAGGAAAGGAATGGGAGCTTCTGGTAAAACACAAACAGCTGGTTTAGTTTTTGGTGGAAGTTCTCCTATTACAAATAAAACAGAATCTTGGAATGGAACAAGTTGGACAGAATTAAATGATTTAAATACATCTAGACTTGAATTAGCAGGAGCTGGAACTCAAACATCAGCTATAGCTGCAGGAGGGGAAGATCCTGTAGCAGTAACAACTGCAGCAGAATCTTGGAATGGAACAACTTGGACAACAGTTGCAAATTTAGCAACTGCAAGACATAGATTAGGTGGTGCTGGTTCAAATAATACATCAGCTTTAGCTTTTGGTGGTAGTCCTACTACAGCCGCAACCGAAGAATGGAACACGGGCGTAGCAGTCGGAGCCTGGTCTACGGGTGGGGATTTGAATACGGCGAGATATATTTTAGGAGGTGCAGGAATTCAAACTTCGGCATTAGCTTTTGGTGGAGCGCCATTAACAGGCGTAACAGAATCTTATGATGGAACAAGTTGGACGGAAGTAAATGATTTAAATACTGTAAGAAATCAAATAGGATCAGCAGGTGCAGATAATACAGCAGTTTTAGCTTTTGGAGGAGATAATCCACCACTTGGTCCTGGAGGAGGAGAATTTCTTGGATTAACAGAATCTTGGAGTGGAACAAGTTGGACGGAAGTAAATGATTTAAACACTGCAAGGATAGCTTTAGCAGGAGCAGGCACACAAACTTTAGCATTAGCTTTTGGTGGAAATACTCCACCTGTAACAGGTGTAACAGAATCTTGGAATGGAACGAGTTGGACTGAAGTAAATGATTTAAATACGGGAAGAAGTTTGTTAGCAGGAGCTGGAACACAAACATCAGCATTAGCTTTTGGTGGTGTCACTACTCCATCAAAAGTAGCTTTAACAGAATCTTGGAATGGAACAAGTTGGACTGAAGTTAATGATTTAAATTTGGTAAGAAGTGCATTAGGAGGAGCTGGAACACAAACATCAGCATTAGCTTTTGGTGGAACTCTTCCACCTAGTACAGCAGCAACAGAATCTTGGAATGGAACTTCTTGGTCAGAACAAAATGATTTAAATACGGGAAGAAATAGTTTAGCAGGTGCAGGAGCAGATAACACATCGGCTTTAGCTTTTGGTGGTAATACACCACCTTTTACAGGCGCAACCGAAGAATGGAATGTTCCAGGTACAATAGTACAAACAATAACAACATCTTAATAAGGAGGAAACTATGGCAAAAACATATCAATACTGTGTAGCAGAAAACTGGGGAAAGGGATTCATCGATCAT